GCGCATAAACTCCAGAGTTGGATAGTCGTTTTTGACACAGAAATCAATACCCTTGATAAATAGCTTTACCAGAGCCTCAATATCCCTGCTGCCTTTCAGTTTCAGCTGGTACAGTTGGCACAATCCTTTCATTGCGCCATCTGTCCTAAGCTGGTTTACCAATTCTTTCTGTTCCATAATCATGCTATACCTTGTGAAAGTAATGAGCTACCACTGTTCCTGATAGCCTGTAATTCAGTCTTTATACCTTTTAGCTCTGCCACAGTGTTTGCTGTGTTCTGGCTGATCTGTGCCTGGTAGATCAGGATAGCTTTCAGCTGTGCTGTCTGATCTCCCTGGTTGATAATGAAAGCATTGAGCCTACCAGCGATCACACCGCCTGTTTCCTCACTCATGCTTTGAACGGATCCAGTAAGAGGATCTGCATCCTCCTCCATATCCTTGATCCAGTCACCAACACCCTCCAGGGCTTTGTTAAACAGATCGCCTGCCTGGTTTACCATAGACGTAAACTGTGTACGCTCCGATTCAGACAGCGCACCGTCTTTCATGGATTCACCCAGGTAATTCACGGCATCATCAATAGCCTTTGCCAGGTATCTCCTTTTCAGAGCCTCTACAACAGCGTTTTTCAGCACCTCCTTAGTCTTTTTACCCAGTGCCTCAGCAGAGTTTTCACCCTGTAGGTAAGCCTCTACCAGAGCATCGGCAAACTCATCGAGCGCAGTCTTAACATCGGTACCAGCAAGCATTTCGATCATCTGCCTTTCCAGATCATCAATCTGGCTGTCAATATCCTTGATCTTTTCCTCCCAGGATGCAATCTGATCCCAGTCAGTATCTTTCTTGTCTTTTTCAGCCTCAATCTGCTGCCTGATCAGTTCCTGCTGGTTCCTGAGGTTCTGTTTCTGGATCTCATACAGATCTGTTACATCACCAGTATTCTTGACTTTCTCCAGGGTGTACTGGAGTTCCTTGATCTGCTTATTGTATGCTGCCACAGCAGCAAAATCCCAGGCTCCAGCAGCAGCCCTTTCTCTCTCCAGTGCTGCAATCTGATTCTCAACAGCCCTAACCCTGGCCTGGTATGCTGCCTCCTCCTCATCGGAAAATTCCCAATAGGTGTGTGACATCACGTTTTGCAACCTATTGAAAGCACTTGACAGTCCATCAATCTGCCTCTGGTAGCCATCAATCTCATCCTGGAGATCATCATCATTGTTGAATATGGTGGCAATCCACTGGATAGCCTGGAGTGCAATGCTTATTGCAGCCAGTACAACACTGGCCTTTTCAGCTGTCTTGATAGCTGCTGCCATAGCAATACCAGCAGACGTTACACCACTGAGCATATCCAGGGTAGCCTTACCGTTTTCACCGATCAGATCACCCAGGACAGAGCAACTGCTGATAGCATCATCCACGAAAGAGAAACAGGCCTCTGTAGCCTTACCCAGGTCTTTCCAGTCGGTCTTGATCTGTTTGGCAGTTTTCTTTGATCCGTTCTGTTGTTTCTTGAACACGTTGGATAGAGCTGTGCCCAGAGCCTTGAATGGGTTGGTGTCGAGCACTTTCTGTTTTGCCTCATCCAGCTTATCCAGCACTGCTTTCAGATCTGATGGATTCAGTTTCAGGTCTGCTGTGCTCATCCTCTCCCTGATGTCCTTTATCAGCTTTTCAATTTCCTCAACAGTGAGGCTATCCAGATCGCTAAAGAGGTTTCTCCAGCTGTCTGTCTGCATCAACATCTGGGCATTGAGGGCAGAAAGAGCCTCAGCCTCTGCACGGTTGATCTCCTGTAAGGCATTTGTATTACCCTGTTTAAGAGCCTCATTCCTAAGGATCTGGTACTGCTGTGTGATAGACAGCTTTTTCTCCTCAAAGGTACGATAGTTACTCAGCACCTCATCGGCTACCTGGTTGTTAAGATCTGATTCCTGGTTATTCAGGCTCAGTGAGGCTGCTGCCATATCATCCTCTCCCAGGTGGAACTCACCACGTGCCAGACGTTCTTTCAGATCTGCTACAGCCTGTAGCTTTTCTGCCAGCGTCTGAGCCTGTCCCACAGCCCTTGAAAGGCTCTCCTTAAACAGATCCATAGCTGACTTGTTACCAGCGATCTCATCCCTCTGGAGCTTTAGGGCATTCAGGGCATTTGCATCACCATCGGTAAGGTTGCCAGCTGCCTGCTTAGCCTCCAGCTCAGCAATCTGCTTGTTTACCCATGAGGTAAAGCTGGTACCCTCAGCAATGAGCGTTTTGAAATGAGCATCGGCAACATCCTGGCCTACATTCTTTACCCAGTTGAAATAAGCCTGGTACTGTTTCTTTTTATATTCGATCTCACCATCAAAGAGCTTAGAGCTTTCAATGTCGTAAGCCTGGTTTTCCAGCTTTCTCCTCTCCTCAAAGCCAGCTCTCTCAGTGGCAGAAACACCACCTTTCTTACCTGACTTTTTGTAGGCTTTCTCCAGCTCTTTCTCCTCCTTATCGATACGATCCAGATTCTCTTTGTGCTGGAGATCCAAAGCTGCCTTACGCTTAGCATAGCCCTCATCCATAACCTGGATCCTGGCCTCCTCCAGCTTACGCTGTGCCTCCAGCTGTTTCTGAGCAAGCTGCTCAGCGTTATTCTCAGCACTGCCAGAGCCACCTTTACCATTACCACCGCCACCGCCACGTGTCTTAATGAGGTTATTGGCATCCTGTTTTTTATTGAGGGCAATGATCTGATTAGCATAATTTTGGCGTTCTTTCGATCCTATTTCAGCCTTATCGTACAGCCCTCTCAGCTGCTTGATCCTCTCAGTGATACCATCATTCGTATTCAGGTTATTGGTCTTAGTGGTGATTGCACCATTGAGCTGTGCCTGGAGGCCTAATAACTCCTGCAACTTTGCTTTGAGATTATCTAATTGACTGGTGTTTGTCTTTGGATCTATGATCTTCGCATTGAGCTTATCAATCTCATCCTGGTTTTCCTTGATCTTTTTATCAAGATCATCAAAACTCATTTCAACATAGTTTGTTGATTCTACTATAGGAGTGGAATCTTTCTTTCCACCAAAGAAAGCATTTAGCTCATCATCTACTTGTGATATGGATTTTTGAGTATTACGTGACGATTCTACTATAGCTTGCAGATAAACCCTCAGATCATCTTTGAAAGTAGCCATATCAGCCTCAGCTGTATGTGTGGATTCTGCTACCTGATTGGTAATGCCATTCAACACCTCATCAAAGGCACCCTGGTAAGCGTTTGCTGGTAGCTGTGCAAGTTCCTTAGCCTTTTCCTGTGCAATACTCTCTACAGATTCCCAAACGGCATCAGAGGCGTTACGAATAGTATTTACAGCCGTTGTTTCGGCTGGTACATATAATAGTTTACCATCACCATCATTAACAGTGTATGCCTCTCTTATTATCTTTATAGCATCCTTAGCCTGTTCTTTCAGTTTTTTCAGTGCTTTCTCGTTTTCATCAGCCTGTTCCTGGATAGCTTTCTCAGCATACTTAGCCTTGATCTTTTCAGCGGTTGTTTCCTGTATAGCAGTTTTAAGCTCCTGGTACTTTGTCTTTTGCTCAGATAGAGTTGCATTTTCATCCAACAGCGTTTTGTTATACTCCTTACATACCGCATTTACCTTTTCTATGGCATCTTTATGGGTTTTGGTATGTTTCTCTGTATTAGATATGACAGCAAAAAGCAGATCCAGTTGATCAATCTCTTTTTTTGTTGTGTCCTGGAACTCACCCATAGCACCAGCAGCCTCCTCCTCCTCATCAGAGAATAAGCTGATAGCAGAAACAACCATACCAATAATAGTAAGCAACCACCCCAGAGGATTTGCTTTAATAGTTGCCCAAAGTGTCTTAATAGCCAGTGTAGCCTTAGCAGTAGCAGCACTCAGCACATTGGTTGCTGTAGCCTGTACTGTCTTTGCCGTTGTGTCTGTCTGAGAGGCAACAGTGGACTGTTTTGTGGCAGTAGCCTCCAGGATCTTTTTCTTAGTGTAGAAATCAGTCTGAGCTGCCAGGGCTGTTTTCCTGGCCATAGCCTGCTGATCCTGTGCTGCCTCCAGTTTCTTCTGGGCTGTGGCAATGGCAGTGGCATCACCAGACTGTTTTGCCCAATACACCTCATATCTTGCAGCCTCTGTCCTCTGCATAGCAGCAACAGCAGCAGCCTTAGTAGATTCAACCTTTCTGGCAGCAGCAGACACCTCAGCACGCATGGAATCAAGTGTAGCGGTTGTGCTTGCTCTCTTAGCCAGTACCTCCTGCTCCAAAGCAGCACGGTAAACAGCACTCTTTGATGTAAGATCCAGTTTCTTTACCGCCTGTTGCTGTTCTACTGACAGCACACCCATAGCAGCAGCCTCATAGCCCTCAGAGCTTGCTGTAAGCCCCAGGTTAGATAGGTACTCCTGCTGTTGTGCTGTGAGTAGGCTCTGGATGGTAGCTATCCTCAGGTTTTTCTGTACGTTTGCCAGCTCCTCAGCAGTAAGCTCCTTTTCCAGGGATGCAATGTGTGATTCCTGGGCAGCTTGCATGAGCTTAGTCTGGGCAGCTACCTGTCCTGTGGCAACAGCCTCAGCTTTCATCAAGGCGATCTTTGCCTGTCGTACTGTGTTATCGATCAGTGCAACACCAGTATAGCCTTTGGTTGCAAGGGTGTTGAGTACAATAGCAGCCTTGTATGATCCGTAAGCAATGGTAATGGCTTTCAGGATGTCAAGAATATCCTGGTAGTGCTCAACCAGGTAGGTAGCACTACTGATGGCACCAGCAAATACATCCTGGTTCGCTGTGCCTATGTCATTCAGCATACTATCCCATGAATCCTCCAGGTTGGAGATCATACCTGTTAGTGATGCTGATTGTTTCTCCATAAGGTTGTAGAACTGGCCTCCTGCATCTGTCATGCTGTTAATCACCTTTTCCACGTCTGGGAAACCGATCTTACCAGCGGAAACCATGTTATTGATCTCCTCAGCAGTGACACCATACATCTTAGCAAGCTCCTTAACCAAAGGAATACCACGGCCTGTAAACTGCCTTACATCCTGGGCATAGAGCCTACCCTGTACCATTGTGGTACCATAGAGATATACAATATCATTGAGAGGAATAGAGAGGCCAGATGCTATGTTACCCAGACGTACCAGTGTATCGTTCACCTTATCAGCAGCCTC